ATTATAAAGAGAAAGCATCTGTTGAAATAACAGCAAGGCGCCTTGAGATTTGTGAAGGTTGTGAACAATTTTATCGAGGTAAACAAAATATTATGAGATGTAAAGCCCGATGCGCGTGTACTAATCTTGAATTAACTGTCTGTGTTAAGTATCAAAAATGTCCTAAGGGGAAATGGTGAGCATTACATTTATAGATTTTATTAAAGAAAAAAAGATAGAGACTATTGATGAGAGCATTCTCTTTTTAATAAACGGTGGTCTTGGTGATTCCGTAATGATTTCTCCTTCAATAATTGCTTGTGCAAAATCTTATAAAAAGGTTTCTGTTTATTGTATGACTGAACGTGCTCGTAAAATCTATCCATTGTTTGGAGCAAATATTCATAAATATTCTAGACCTATTTTTAAAGAAAGTTTTGAAACTGTATATTGCACTTGTGATTCTGAAACTCTAAAAAAACGTGTTAAAAGATTTAATATACAGGCAACAAAACTTCTCACACCAAAATCTTTCCATGGAAGTACTTGGGAATATTTTAACAGAGAATTTAAATCATTAAAGCCTGAGACTGCTTGTTTTGCTAATTTGTTAAGTCCAAATAAGGATAAAAAAATAAAACGAAATTTAGTCCTGCTCGGTCCTGGTGTTGGTAGGGGTGCGGAAAAAAAATGGAATAAATGGCTTGAGCTATTGAAAATCGTTCCGCACCCCTACACTTTCATCGGTGATAAAAATGCCTATCAACCTTGGCAAGATGATTATGAGTCTGCAATCGGACAAACTAAAGAAATTACAGATTTAATTCCACTTTTTGACCGCGCTCGAATGTACATTGGTGTTGATAATGGACTTGGACATCTTGCTGCAAGTTTTGGGATTCCGACAATCACAATTTTTACAACTACTGATGCTGACTTATTTACACCGCCAAAAGGTCTTAAAATAACTAATCCTGAAACTGGTGGTGATGTTGTTAATCTTATTTTTGAGGAGTTTCAACGTCCTCTTATTAATGTTGAGAAAATACCAAAGGTTATTGGAATGCCTTTAGTTTCAGTGATTGTTACTTCCCATAATGAGGGTGAAGAAGTTAGAATGACCTTTGAAAGTATTCTTAAAACTTCTAAACAACTTCTCCAACCAATTTTAGTTGATGAGGCATCAACAGATAATTCTACAATTTTTAAGCCATCACTTGCCTCTCAGATTCATACAATCACACATACTGAGCGTAAAGGAGTTGCACCAAGTCGGCATGAAGCAGTAGTAGAAGTTTCAAACGGGAAATATGTAATGTTTCTTGATGCTCACCAACGTCTTAGTAACTTGGCTATTGATATACTATTAGAATCTTGTCAAAAAACGGGTGGGTTAATTACACCCGGATTAGGTGCACTTTACAGTCAGCGTAAATATTTTAATTTCGGTGGTAAATTTGAACTTAAAGAGGGACGCCTTCATAGTACTTGGGTTAGACACCATCCTAAAGAATCTTTAGTACCTTGTGAAAGTTTTGTTGCACCAGGGTGGATGCTTTCAAAAGAGAATTTTGAAAAAATAGATGGGTGGTGTTCTCAGCAAAAGGGATGGGGAAGCACAGAGGTTGCTATTGCACTTAAGTGTCTTTTTGCAGGTATTCCTGTTCTTGCTTGTCGAGACGCTGTTGCTTGGCATCGTTTTCGTGATAGAGCACATTATAAACTTTCATATAAGGAAGTTTGGCGAAATGCTTATGTAATTGCTAAAGTTTGTTTTGATTCTAAAACTTTTGAAAATTACTGGAAACCTCTTTATAGTCAAGCTTATTGGCAGAAGGAATTTAATAAAGTTTTAGAAAATTGTCAACCAGAGCATGAAGCTTTTCAGAAAATAAAAGTTCGCCCCGATTCTGAGGTACTGGCTAGAATACTTGGGGCGCCTTGTGATATTGAAGGAATTATCAAAGACCGTAGAAAAGAACTTAAAAAGTATGATTCTAAAATTGGTGTTTGTCAGGTTGAAAGTGAACTTGTAACAGTAGCAAAGAAGATTCACAAAATTAATCCTGAGCGAATTTTAGAAATCGGTGTTCGAAGATGTGGATGGCTATACCCAATTTTGGGAGTAACTTTTAATGCAACTAAATATTTAGGAGTAGACAATGATAAAAAATTAGAACCCCTTAGAACCAAAATACTTACAGACTTACGACAGACACACCGTTTTGTTGAAGTTTTGGATGCCGATTCCCAAAATCCATTAACAGTGGATAAAGTTAAGGAGTATTTTGAAAATGCACCTATAGATGTCTTGCACATTGATGGTGGGCATAACTATGAAGAAGTTATGAGAGACTGGAAAAATTATTCACCGCTTGTTAAAAAGGGTGGGTTGATTCTTATCCATGATATTTATAACCCAGATGGCGATGTTGGACGATTTTGGTCTGACGTAAAGTTAGGTCGTAAAAATTGGGAAGAAACTTCAAAGAGTCGATATGGTGTAGGAATTTTATATAAGGAGAAAAAATGATACGTACAGAAGAAAATGTAGTAACACATCGGAATGTTGTTATTGGAACAACTTCTACATTGATTGTTCTTCCGAATAAGTCGCGAAGGTTTCTTATTATTCAGAATCGTTCTAATGAAGATGTTGATATTAAAATTGGAGAAGCAGCTGTTTCTGGTGAAGGAATTCAGTTAGCAGCTACAGATGCAAGCAGTGTTAGAACGGCTTTTGAATTAAATCCTTCAATGGAAGTTTTACCTTCAAATGCCATTTATGGAATTTGTGCATCTGGAAGTAAAACAATCTCAGTAACAGAAATAGAGTAAGGAAATAACAAATGGCACAATATTGTACAATAGCAATCGGTCAAGCGTATTTTGATGAACGTTTGAATACAGATGCATGGGATGGTGCTACTGATGCTGACAAAAATAAAGCATTATTAATGTCTACTAAAAGAATTGAACGTCTAAATTTTTTGGGAGTTAAGTATGACGACAACCAGGATTTAGAATTTCCCCGTGACGATGATACAGATGTGCCCGCAGCAATAATCTATGCCTGTTGTGAAGAAGCACTTGCTCTATTAGATGATGTTGATTTGGAAATCGAAACAGAAAACCAACGAATGGTATCGTTGGGTTATGGTAACATAAGAGAAACCTCTGATACGTCAATGGTATCCCCATGGGTTGTAGCAGGAATTTCAAGTGTTGAAGCTTGGAGATTTCTTAGAGCTTATTTACGTGGGGTTAAGACTGTTGATGTGATGAGGGTGAGTTAAAAGGAGAAGGTAATGAAGAAGTATAAAATGATAATGACCAAAGTTCTTGGTATTTATGATGATGCTGAAGATGCTGCTAAAGCAGCTGCAGCCGCTGAAGCTGCTGCTGAAGCTGCCGCAGCCGCTGGCAAGTTTACAGAAGAGCAGCAGGTTCATGTAAATAAACTTATTAAAGCTGAACGCCTGAAAGGTGAAGAGGCTAAAAAATCTGTTTTAGAGGAGCTTGAGCTAATAAAAAAGAAAGGAAATCTGACTGAAAAAGAACGAAAAACTCTTGATACTAAAATTAAAAGTTTACAAACCGATTTATTGACTAAGGAACAACTTGCCGCCCGAGACAAAGAAAAAATTATTGATGATTATGAAACTGAAAAGAAAGAGTTAACAAACGACAGAGACATTTGGAAAAGTAGATTTACGACTACTACTATTGATTCGGCAATCATTACAGCCAGTGTGGAACACGAGGCATTTAACCCTGAGCCGATAGTTGCCTTATTAAAGCCGAATACTCAACTTGTTGAGGATGTTGATGAAGAAGGTAAGCCCAATGGTATCTTGATTCCGAAAGTTACTTTTTCGGATGTAGATAAAGAAGGGAAACCTTTAACTTTGCAGCTTACCCCTAAGGAAGCTGTTAAAAGGATGAAAGAAAAGGATAGCTATGCAAATCTATTTAAGGACCCTGGAACTGGCGGCGTTGGTGGTAGAAATGTCGGTAGTCCAAAGGGTAATGTTGATATTGTAGAGATTGCAAAAGACCCTAAGAAGTATCGTGAGTATCGAGAAAAAGTAAAACTTTAAAGGAGATTGTAAATGAAGTTTGATTACATGCTAAGTAAATCTCTTGGAATCCATACAGACCCTGCGAATTCATTTGATACACCAAATGCATTCAAGCCTGAGATTTGGGCACAGGAAGGTCTTATGATTCTGGAGAAAAATCTTGTAGCAACAAATCTTGTTCATAGGGATTTTTCTAATACCCTGGCAAGTTTTGGAGATACTGTGAATGCCCGTAAGATTGGTACGTTTACGGCTAAGCGTAAAACTGATTCTGATGAGGTAACGGTGCAGTCTGCAACTGCTACCACGATTCCCGTAATCCTTAATCAGCACTTGCACACAACCTTTGTTATCAAGGATGGTGAGCAGACTCTGGCATTCCGTGACCTTGTGTCGGAATATCTTGAACCTGCTGTAAAATCCATTGCTCAGTTGATGGATGAAGTTGTTCTGTGTCAGGTGTATCAGTATCTTGCCAATCATTCCGGAAAACTTGGTACTACTCCCAGCTGGTCAAGTCTTGTTGACCTCAAGGAGACTTTTAATACCAATAAAGTTCCGCAGGCTGGCAGGAATCTAATTATAACGCCGAACACTGAAGGTGACTTGCTAAATGCAGACGATATGGCTTTTGTTAATGCTCATACTCGCGGAGACGATGGTACTTCGATGCGTGAAGGTCACCTTGGGCGACTGGCCGGTTTTGACACCTTTATGTGTCAGAACACTCCGTCAATAGCAACTGGAAATACGACTGATGCTGCTCTTGTAGACCTTGTTGCAGGATATGCTGTCGGTTCGACTTCTATTGCTTATGATGGTGCAAGTGCAACTCCGACTCCTGGTTCCTGGTGTACGATTGGTGGCGATATGATTCCGCAGCGTATCACTGCCGCATCTGCAACAGTTCTTACCATAAGTCCCGGACTTAGTTATGCTGTTCTGGATGATGCAGCAATCACCATCTATGTACCTGGTGCTGTTAATTATGCAAGTGATTATGATGCTGATTATGTAAAATCTCTTGTGGTTGATGGCTTTACTGTTGCTCCTAAAATTGGTCAGCTGACTAGTTTCGGGGCTGCAGCCACATCTGTCTATGGTGCTACTTCCACTCCTACAACTACAGCTCTTGACCTGTGTCGCCCGCTGTATGCGGATATAAGTGATGATGATGCAATAGGCATCGGTCCGATGGGTGAGTATAATTTCGGGTTCCACCGAAATGCACTCGCTCTAGTAATTAGACCTCTTGCAACTCCGCCTGAAGGTACGGGCGCAAAAGTGTACACGGCTTCTTATAATGACCTGGCTCTGCGTATTTCAATGCAGTATGAAGCACGCTCGCAGGGTTTGCTGGTAACCGTGGATACACTTTGCGGTGTAAAAACCCTTGATGCGGACCTTGGCGCAGTATTGTTTGGCTAAGATACTACTAGTGGGGCGGATTCTTGAAATCCGCCCCACACAGTGAAGGAGAGGTCGCCTTGTTGGACATTAAAGCTAATGGAACACTTAAATGGATTCTTGCAATCATCACAGTCCTTGTCCTTTTTGCAACTATTGTAACATCCTTTGTAAAGTTACAAGCGGAAACTAGTTATGTTAAAGTTGAGGTTAAAAAATTGAATAGTTGTAAAATTGACAAGATGATTGTGGAACTTCAATTAGAGAATCTTGTTGAAGATATCAAGGAAATCAAGCAGGATTTAAAAAGTGTTAAAACTAAGGTAGATAAACTGTAATATGTCAAATAGATTAAAAATGATAAGAAATATTGTTTACAGGCTTAAAAGGGCTTTTGGAGTTACTGTACGGATTTGGAGACCCACTGTTCAAACACAAAATATTACAACAGGTTCTGTTTCTAAAACATATCAAAAAATAACTATCAAAAGGGCTATTGCGCCGCCGCAAAGAATTACTCGTGAGTTTACATATGATTTATCTTTTATCGCAGCTAATAAAAATTTTACTTATGGTGGTTTTTATGATGTTGGGACACAAATTTTTATTATTGATAAAAAGGATTTACCAGTTGCTTTCGAACCTAATCAAAATGATTTTGTGATTTGGAATACAGAGCAATATGAGATTTCTGAAGTAGTTGCTACAGCAGAAAAAAGAGGTTTTTTATTGATAGCTAAAAAATCTACCGCAACACCTGTTGTTGCAGAATCAGGAAGTTAATATGAAAAAACACTGGCAAAGATGGATTGTCGCATCAGTTTCAAAACATTTTTATGACCTTTTGAATGCTGATGATTTTCCATTCTTTATTGAAGGTCAGTGGCGAGACACTCGAAGTGAAGATGAATTCTGCGAACTTCGTGTGGATGGACCAGGGATTGCAGAAATCAGTAATAATTATTTTAGACTTTACAATGAAATTAATATTTTAGTTCAGGTTGCTCAAAATGCGACAGATAATCATCGAATCTATCGACGCATAGGTGAAGTTCATGTTGCTTTCACTAATATTATTGTTAAAAAATATGGTGGAGGTATCGATGATGATGAAAGTGTGTTAGGTTGTATGAATCTTATTGTCCATGCTCAGGGGGATAAGGAGAATATTAATACCGCACATTTTGGCAAGGTCAACAAGTCTTTATCTATATTACAAGCAACCGTTGAAGGACATTACGAGATGTTTTTGAAGTCTTAAAGGAGAACGTTAAATGAAAATAGACCTCAAAAGGTGTGTACTATCCATTCTTGATGGTAGTACTCCTGCAGAGGAAATCGACATAACAGTTGGTGAGGGAAATCTCACCTACGTCGAGAGAAAGAACATGAATTATGTTCTCGATAGAGGAGTTCTTGATGATGTTGTAGAAGGTGATGAAGTCCCGATTGATGTGAGTTTCGAATTTACTTGGGAATACATCTCTGGTCAAACGTCAGGTTCGGGTGCAACACCGACTATCGAAGATGCTCTTAAGCAGTTAAATCTTGCTTCTACGTGGGTATCTACAGATGCTGACGCTTGTCGTCCGTATTCTGTTGACCTTCGAGTTGTGCACACGCCTTCCCCCGCAAATTGTGGTGATATTGAAACTACAACGCTCAGTGATTTCCGGCATGAGGAACTTAATCATGATTTGCGTGCTGGCACAGTTTCGTGTACTGGTAAGTGTAATGTTACTGAGGCTACAGTAGAGCGCACGTCTCAGTAATAAGATTTTAAGAATCGGTGGGCTATCTACGGTAGATAGCCCACCACAACCTTACTTGTCAGGGTATTGACAAGGGAATTAAAGGAGATTGTGATATGAAGATAGCAGGAAAGAGAATTGAAACCCCGAAGGATACTACTATAGTATTTCCTCGGCAGGGAAGAGATGATATTATACTGACATTGCAGGCGGTACTGGATTACACTGCCTTTGAGGAATTTTTTCCGAAACCGAATCCACCGGAAATAATTCTTAAAGGTGGTGAAAGAAGATTACTATATGATTCTCCGAAATATGATAAAGCTATTACGGATTGGTCAACAAAAAGATTTCAATGGATGATTTTAAAATCTTTGGAAGCAACTACTGACCTTGAATGGGAAACTGTTGATATTATGGATTCCGAAACTTGGGATAATTATAAAACAGAACTTAAAGAGACATTTACATTGGTAGAAATTAACAAACTTACGGAAACTGTTGTAGATGTTTGTGGTCTTAATGCTTCAAAAATTGAAGAGGCGACCGAAAGTTTTTTAGTTTCTCAGCAGGTAGCACCCATTCTAGAATTATCCCCAAAGGACGAACCGAAAAGTACGCCATCTGGCGAGCCTGCGAGCGATTTGGAATCCGACCAGCAGAAGTAGTAAATGTTTGGTATGAAAATGACTCTTGGATGCAAGCAAATTTAATTGCTTACAATCAAGTAAGAGAATATGAGGATTCAGAGGAAAATGCAGAATTAATGAAGGCTATTGTTGGGAGACCGGGGCAGATTTAAACTGCCCCGGAAGGGAATGTCAATAGGAATAGAAGCTGTAGGATTTACTAAATCAATAGATGCAAATAAAGTCTATAAAGCTATCTATAGAGATTTAAAACGCTATTGGAAAGAAGCTTGTCAAATTTTTGTTGAGTCTGTAGCTTCGCAGATTCATGTTGATACAGGAATGTCTTTAGGGTCTATATTACCAGTCGCGGAAGAATTGAGAATGAAAACAAGATTCCTACAAGCAATGCGTGGATTTGGACCAAGTAAGTCTGGACATACGAAAGCATATGGTCCTTTTGCTGACAATAATGGATTGCGAAAATCCTATGCTTCTGGTGTTAAATTAGGTCGTCGCGCTTATGAACTTAAATATGGGACACATGGTGACCCTGGATTTGTTTTTACGTTTCTTATAAAAGTTTTGCAATATTACCTACATGAAAATGGACTTGCTACAGGTGGAGCTTGGAATACAATGATTGAAGGTGAAAAAGCTATGCTGGTTTTTTTAGAGTCTAAGGTTGAAGAGTATCTTGATTTAGATGAAGTTTTTGGGACAATATTTGGTTCATCCCGAGGAGGCAAGTATTAATGGCTAAAGACGTTAAAATTACAGGTGATTCATCAAGTCTTATTAATTCTATAAAAGCTTCAATACAAGCGGTTAATGCTCAATCTGCATCTATAAAAAAGCTTATAGATGAATCAATAGCTTATAATAAGATTGAGACTCAGCAACTAATAAATGCAAAGAAAATGGAAGCTGCTGAGGTTCAAGTAGCCACTGCTCGGGAACGGCATATATTAACAATAAAAAAACAATTAATACTTGAAACACAACTTGCTACTGCTCAAACTAAAGGTTTGACAGCTAAAGCCCAATTAAATATGGCTGAAGAAAAACATAGAAGAGTGCTTGATACTTCAAATATAAGCGAGCAAAAAGCTATAAAACTCGCAAGAGAAAGAGCAAAAACTATTGACGAAGTAAATCGAGCATTGCAAATGCTACAACAGATTGAGAAACAGGCTAAAACAAGTAGACAAGTTGATACACTTGTATCTCGAGGTGTTTCAGCTACACCAGCATATAAAACAGCAACTACAAGTGAAAAACTTAGTTATAAAGAAGCTATTGCAAGTCTTAGGGTATTTGTTAAAAGCCACAGTATTGGGATTGCCAAAATCAAACGAATGTGGACAGATGTTACACACGGTAATGTTAAAGCATATACTGGTGCTTTAGGTGAGGCACAGCGTAAATTATATGCCTTGAAAACTACTAAAGATAAACTTGGTCATAGCGCCCGTGAACTTGCAAAACAAACTTCAAATTTTGCCAAAAAATCACACAGTGTTTTACTTACTTGGAAAGGTCTTGCAAGATTATTTGGTGTGCAACTTGCACATAGAGCTATTGCGCAATTAACAAGAGTTTTGGCAGATGGTGTTCGAGAAGCTATTGAACTTGAAAAACGTATTGCAGAAGTTAGAACAATTTCTCAAGAAAAACAATTACCTTTTCAGGCTTGGATTCGTGGACTTAGAGAACTTTCAGATGCTTGGGGTCTTGACCTTGTTGACCAAGCAGAGGCAGCCTATCAGACACTTTCTAATCAGGTTGCTAAAGGAGCAGAAGTATTTAAATTTATGTCAGATGCCAATAGATTTGCTGTTTCTTCTGTATCTTCAACGGCAGATGCTACGCTTCTCTTAACTGCAGCCTTAAATGCTTTCCGTATAGATGTAAGTAAAACTGAGCAGGTTGCCGCAGGCTTCTTTAAAACTATCGAACTTGGTAGAGTTCGTGCAAGTGAAATGGCAACATCATTTGGTGATGTTGGTGTTCTTGCTCACCAACTTGGTGTTGAATTACCTGAACTTCAATCTGTTATTGCAACATTGACTATTCAAGGTATTGCTTATAATAAA